TCATAAAAAAGACCACTCAATTGTAATTTCTTCCCCATTAATCAAAATACGATTGACTAAACTTTGAAGAATTCTGCGCTTTTCAGAGATTTCCAGTTCGGTCCACTTATCTTCTAATCCTTCTAGTAAATTCCAAGCATTTGATATTTCTATTTCCGAGTATTGTTTAATTTCATATTTTCTAATCTCTTCTTCAAGAGATTTTTTTTCCAAATGCAATGCATTGATCTTAGTTGTGAGCGATTCGAAAGGCAAGGAATCTAAGCTATATAAATCCATAAGTTTTGAAATTTGCCTATCAATTTTAGAAATGCGACCAGATAATAATTTGCGCTGCCTTGCGTTATCGGAATCATTAACCTCAGAGTCAAACAAACTATTCAATGATTCTCGACTAGATGAAAGTTTCAAAATTTCATTTTCTACGATTGGCTCAATTTCATGCAGATGCCATATTTTATTATCGCACAAATCAGCCCTAACCATACGTTTATGTCCACCAGATCGAGTGTAACAAGTGTAATACTTATAACCACCATTATTATACTTGAGATGATATCTAGCGCCGCATTTTCCGCACCAAATAGAACCAACGAGCAGACCCCTGGATTCTCTTCGCTTAAAACTTAATTCACTTCTTTTTTGTAATCTTTTTTGGACAATAGCAAAAGTCTCATCATCAATGATTGCTTCATGTTGACCATCAAAATACTCATCTCTAAATTTGATTTTCCCAGTATATACAGCAGAACCTAAAATATTTCGAACAGTTTTGACATGCTCGTAATTACCATACTTGGTAGCATAACCAGTTTGATGCATATGCCTACGAATTTCAGTCATACTTTTTCCATTCATATACATATTGAAAATAAGTTTAACTTGTTGCGCCTCATATTCGTCGATAACTAAAGCGTCATCATCCTTAATGTAACGATATCCAGTAGGTGTATTCCAACCACCATGGTATAGACCGGCTTTAGCACGCTCTATTCTACCCATCAAAGACCTTTCTTTTATTTGTTCACGCTCAAGTTGGGCGAAAACGGAAAGAATACCAATCATCGCTCTACCAAAAGGAGAAGATGTATCAAAAGACTCGTTAATGGAAACAAAATCAACATTATTCTTTAAAAATACATCTTCTATTAAATACAAAGTATCTTTTTGCGATCTCGAGAGTCTATCTAACTTATAGACCAATATAGTATCAAAGTTACCAACGTTTTTAAGCAAAGACTGAATTCCTGGACGGTCAAGATTTGAACCTGAAAAGCCAGGATCTATATAGACATCATAAATCAACCAATCTCTTGCATTGCAGTAGCTGATTAAACGTTCTTTTTGAGCGGCAATGGAAAACCCTTCATTTGCCTGCTCTTGCGTACTTACGCGAATATAAATCGCTACTTGCTTTTTCATGCAAATCACTTCCCTTCAAAATATTCAAAAACCCCAAGGGGCTCAAATTTAATCAAATAGTTATCGATTCGATAATAAGGTCCTAATTTGCGCTTGTAATAAGCAACGGCTTCGGTAAGAAAGGCTTCGGTGACATTTAAATAGTCGGCAAGTTCAAATCTATTAGAGCAGCGAGCTAAGTATCCCTTTACTATTTTAATTAGTGGAATTAGCTCTTCATACGCCCAAGCGCGACCTTTATTTTCTAATTTAATATTAACAATATTGCTTTGATCTGTTATGTCCCCAACAACGGTGTAGTGATGACCGATTTCCTCGGCCAACACACATCGTTTTTCTATTTGCGTCATTTTCTTATGTATCAAGATCACATTTCCAGAGCTTGTTCTTGCATAAATACCTTTTAAGTTTTTTAGTTCTGCCTCGTCGATAATCAATTCACTTGAATATTCGCCTATTAATCTTTCGTACCCCATTAGAGATCATCCTTATCAGTCTTTTTATGTTTGGCCAGAGCAATCTGAATTGCAAGTTTAACATCTTCTCGTTCTTCATCAGACAAGTTTTCGCTATGACCAACTCCATGAGCAGCTAAATCGTAGATTTTATTTTCTGTTGAATATTCTGTACTTGGTTCAGCTACGAGATGAGAACGTTCATTTGAAAATTCGTAAAGATTATCCAAAGAATCAACGCTAATACCTAAAGCTTTACAAATTTTTATTACATTATCAACCGATGCATTTCCGATGCCTCGATTAAGTATTGAATGAAGAGTTGTATATGGTACTCCTGCTTTTTCTGAAAATTCTTTCAAGGTTTTCGAATTCTCATTAATTAATCTTCTTATATAATCTGTTTTATTCATAATTCACCGCCTTTAATACGAAATATCGTAATAAAACCATTATAGTACAAAAATGAGCCGTTGTAAATAGGAGAATACGAAATTGAGTAAATATATTATTGACAAAATACGAAAATGAGTATATCATTATAAACACAATACGAAATTGAGTATCGGAGGTGAAAAGAATGTATCAAGTATTAAAAGATAAAATGAAAGACAGAAAAATTACAAATAAAGACATGGCAGAATTCTTAAATAAGAGAGAAGCGACAATTAGTGACAAAATAAACGGGAAATATCCTTTTACATTAGACGAAAGTTTCGCAATCAGAAATGAATTTTTCAAAGATGAATTAATAGAAGATTTGTTTCAAAAAAACGAACAAAAAAAGCATAGAGATGCATCGTAAGGGGGTAAAAACCGTGAAAAAAAAGAACAAGATACCAAACTATAAAATAATACACATCTTAGCAGATGGAACACGAGTAGACAGCATAGAAGGGAAGGTGATTCCTGCAGATAGTGAGTTTTATAGAGTGTATGTGGACATAATGAAAAACAAATTAAATCAAGCGGCAGTATAGGAGGAAAGCAGATGGCAAAACGAACAATTAAATTAGATATAACTATCAAGGAAAAAGAATTGCTCGAAGAATTTATTGGAGCTGTTGATGATCTGAATATAGCTTTAAACCGACTTACTAAGATAACTAGTGACATAGATAAAATAGAAGTCGGTTTAAAAACAAATTAAAGACCTAATTTGTTTAGTGCATAGATTTCAGTGGCTTTAGATAACATGTCTTCCCAAGATGAAAAATTTGTAGTACTTAAAATATGTTTGTCAAGTTCAATATCAGGAATAGCTTCAAAATCTTCGTCAGAATTGACAATAAAGTTTCCAGCTTCAAGAAAATTATCAAAACTAGTAAATTCAGTATACTGATTCATAAATTTTTCGGGGAATAGTTCATCAAAACCGACATGTTTAGTTTGAACTAACTCATCAGCATCTTTTTTAACCTGACTTATAGTTTTATTAAGTTCATCAAAGCCTTTTGATTTAAAACCCATAATTCACACACCCCCTCTCACTAGATATTTCAGCATGCCAGTGCTGATATAACAATTTTAGAGGAAAAGACAAGATTAATCAATAAATCATTAAATTTTAGGAGGAAAATAAAATGTTAATCGGTTTTCATAGGAATCAAGAAACAAAAGAAGTAAAAAAGCTAAAAGAGCTCATAAACAGCAATTATTCAGAAGAAAAATTCAAAATTTCAATAAGTTATGAAAATTGCTTCTCAAATGCAGCGACTAGTTTATTAATAGAGAAGAGATAGCCGCTACATTCTGCTTTTATCTCTGAGTCGACATCAAAATCTCCCTGGTTGATAAGTTGAGCTGCTTGAAGAGAAGCAAATATAACACGAGTTTCGTTAGGTGTGAGGTTGGTATTACGCTTAATAAGTTTTTCACCAGCAGATATACAGCATTGTGCATTAATCATTGCCTGTGCTTCCGTTTCTTCAATCCCAAGTGAGGGAAGAATTGAAAGGGAAAAAAGAATTACATCAATATCAACTTTAGAAAAGTTATAACTAATATGCTTCATAGTGATCCTCCTTAAATAGTTTAACAAATTATACCACAATTAGAAAAAGAACTAAAGAAACACATGTACAAGAAAGGAAAAATAAGATGGCAGATATTGAAATAAAAGGCATTGAACTCACAAAAGAACAGAAAAAAGAAGTCGTAAGACGACTTCAAGAAAATTTCGAAAATGACAGCAAAGGCTTAACGACAGAAGAAACGGTAAATGAAATGGAAACAAGAGTAAAAGCACAAGTAACAAGCTTTGCAGAAATCAATAAAGCCGTTGAAACTATAAGGAAAATCGAAAAAGAGCACAGCTGCAACTGCACTCTTTTTGAAGTAGAACTAATATTACCACAAGGGAGAGAATCAAACAACGGAGGTAATAAATGACAGCTAGATGCACAACATGTGGAAAAATGTGGAATATAAGTATAAAGAAAAGGAAAAAGCATCTTAAATCCTATGTCTGTCCAAAATGTAAATCAAAGAAAGAAGGGAAGAACAGATGACAATTATAAATATAGTCTTAGCAATAATCCTGCTGTATTCATTATCTAAATGGTTTTGGTGGTTTCATATATCAAGAGCATTAATCTTCACAATAGAAAAAGGAGTAAAAGCAGAAAAAAGGCCAACCCCGGAAGAAATTACGAAGTTGGCAATGGAATCAATCAAAAGAACGTTCCATTAACTTAGATTCATTTGTTGCTTAATTAACTGAACAACAATTTGACTTGCGATATTTTCAAGCGATGTTAATGATCTTGATCCAATCTTTGAAGCTATCTTTTTGGTATTATTCCACATTTTGTCGTTTCTTATATTTTCCATAAACTCATGACCACGCGGAGTTAAATCAAAAACGGTAATGGAATCTTCAACCCTAAGATCGGCAACGATTAAATCAGCCATAGACATCTGACTTACATGATACATAACTTCATCTTTAGAATATTTGGAAATAAAATCAGAATTTAAATGGTCCTCAACAAGCATACAACTTTCATATTTAATTTCTTCAAATAGTAGAAGCAAGTTCCTAATTAATTCATGATTGAGTCTCACACATTCACCCCCTCTCTAATGTGATTATATCAAAATGAGCAGGAGAAACATAGAAAGAAGGGAAGAAATGAACAATTTAAAAATATTTAACTTTGAAAACAGAAAAATAAGAACGCTAACAATTAACGATACAATTTGGTGGGTAGCAAAAGATATCGCAGGTGCACTTGAGTATAAAAGAACAGCCGATGCGATCAGAGTTCACGTTGAAGAAGAAGATAAAGGGGTCGGAGAAATACAGACACCTGGTGGAATACAAACAGTGGTAACCATCAATGAATCAGGCCTTTACTCATTAATTTTATCGAGCAAACTTCCATCAGCAAAAAAGTTTAAACGTTGGGTAACATCCGAAGTGCTTCCAGATATTAGAAAGCATGGTATGTATATGTCAGCTGAAACGCTTCTTGGCGATCCTGACGTACTAATCAAAACGCTAACGGAATATAAAAAGGAAAAAGAACAGCGTATTCGATTAGAACAAGAAAACCGAGCAATGAAACCAAAAGCTTTCTTTGCTGAATCAGTAATGGCAAGCAAAAGCAATATCCTGATTGGAGAACTGGCAAAGATACTAAAGCAAAACGGACACGACATTGGTCAGAATAGATTATTCGATTGGATGCGCAAGAATGGATACCTGATTAGCAGAAAAGGAACAGACTACAACATGCCGACACAACGTAGCATGGACTTGGGTTTATTTAAAATTAAAGAATCAACAGTGACGCACTCAGATGGCCATACAACAATTAATAAGACAACCAAGGTTACCGGGAAAGGACAAGTATACTTTGTCAACAAGTTCAATGATCAGGAGGTTAGAGAATGCTACTAAAACATATAGAAGCGTTATGCAAATCAAGCAAAATCATAAATATTTTAGAAACGGACACTGGTCAACAATGGATTTCGGATGGCTACGCATGCTATCCGTTGCTTAAAATGCCAAAAGTAAATGAAAAGACGGTTATGACCATACTTAACATTCCAGAAGAAAAGGCGAATAAATTCACATGCACAGTAAAACTAATGAATGAAGAATATGACATTGAAGATTATGGGACAGAAGAAAAAGAAATAACTAAAACATGGGCGCATCTAAAGAACATGCAGGCTTTAAAAACATCGGAAGGAATAACGTTCATACATGAGCGCTACTTAAAACCGCTGCAAGATACCGACTATCTTGAATTCTTTGAAAGAAAAACAGAAGCAGGACAAATATATATTGTAGCTAAAGATGGATTGTTTATTAATGGACTCATTATGCCATCAACGATGGTTAACGAAGGATTTGTTCGAAACATGCGAGAATTCGCAGAACAATGCGAGATAGCTTATTTACTAAAGGAGGAAAAGAAGAATGAACAAAAGGATAACAGTAACGACCAAGAGGATTGAGGATGTATTAAAAATGACAAAAGAAGGTTACACAATAGAGTGTAACGATGGAAAGGCGATTGCGGTTTTACCGCAAGAAAAAAAGCCTGCGTAAATTGCGACTTCTTTGACAGGGAACACGCAAAATGCAAGCTTTTTAAATTTGATGTTTTAGAGAGCTATAAGTGCTCTGCTTATCTCTAATTATATCATGAAAAATGCGCACATACAAGAGTTGCTGTCAAATGAAGGTCCCAAGATAGACAACAGCCGAGGGTTCGGCTTTTAGCCCTCGTATAGGGTATTAACGTTTCAGGGAAAGGGATATATCTGTGAATAATTACATCAGAGAAAAAAGGATATATTGTGGACCGGAACATTTAGAGGTGGACATATATCCGATAACACAAAGTCAACTCAATAAAAAAGGTAAGAGGTCAAAGAAAAGAAAAGAATCTCTTCCTAAGCAGAAAAACTTGAATGAAAAAAGAGCGAAGAAGAAACTTAGACAGATTATAAATACGAACTTTAACAATAATGACTACATGGTAATGCTTACCCACGAAAAACCACCGCTAACAGTCGAAGAAGCCATGAAGGAAAGACAGAAGTATCTAGAGAGAACAAAATATCACATGGCCAAGCTTGGACTAGAGCTAAAGTACGTGGCGGTGACGGAATTTGGAGGAACGGAAGACAATCCAACAAATATCCATCATCATATCATTATCAATGGCGGTCTGACACGAGACGAAGTGGAGGACCTTTGGTCAACAGGCAGAGGAAAAAAACGCAAACCTATTGGAAGAGCGAATGCTAGACGATTGCAACCGGATAGAACAGGCCTTGCTGGATTGGCTGAATATATAACAAAAAGACCGGAAGGCAAAAAGCGTTGGACGTGTTCAAAAAACTTAGACAGACCATCGAGCAAAAAAAACGATCATAAATATAAGCGCGGACAGATTATAAAGGCAGCCATGAGCGGAGATTTTTCAAAAATATTGAGAAACTACCCAGAACATGAACTCGTAGACAAAGATTATGGAGTTGAAGCTGCTTATAACGATTTTACAGGATGGTCCATCTATTTGAGATTGCGAAAGAAAGGAAGTGGATAATGTGCTAAAAATATACGCAAAAGGGAGTGTTCGCTCCGTTAGAGTAACAACAGGGGTTTACGCAATCTTGCTCACCTATAAAAACCGTGAAAAAACAATATCTGGAAGAAAATTTGACATAACAAAGAATGAACTCGAACTTTTTGCGGTTTTAGAAGGGCTAAAAATGCTAACAAAGAGCGGAAAGACTAAAAGCATCACGATTGTAACAGAAAGCCATTACATAGAACAAGGAATCAACAAGCACATCAAAACCTGGTCAAAAAATGGATGGGAAAACGCTAAAGGACTAGATATAAAAAACAAAGAACTTTGGCAAGAACTTTGGGAAGATTATCTAAGAATAAATCCGATGATCAAAGCGGAAATCGGAGAACATCCAAAAATCAAAGAACTAATCACATATGAGCGGAAGGTGGCTGAACTCAGTGGGATTGATGTATGAAAAACCAAAATACAGAAAAAAGACCAGGCATAAATCAAACGACAGAGTAAAGCCAGGAACATTCTGTTGGTTTGAATGCGGAAAGTTGGCAACAGAGAAGCATGAGCTTAAAGGTGGCGCCGGATTCAGAACGTCATCTATAGAAGCGGAGTTCAATGTAGAAACATGTAGAAAGTGCCATGATTTATGGGATGATCTTCCGAAAAAAGTAAAAAGAGCAATTCGACAAGTGCGACAACGAGAAGTGATGCAGAAGAACAAATGGACCATAGAAGAGTTTAGAGAAGCGGTCGGAATAAGCTATATCAAGGAAGGTGAATAAAATTGAAAACGATAATAAGGCGAAGATATAACAAGGAGCAGTTAGCGAAAATACTAAAATTGACACCAAATACAGTGGACACACTCAAAGGAGTTGGAATGCCGAAAGAAATAAGAAGAGGCGAAGTAGTATTCGATTTAGAACGCGTAGTTGACTGGTTAGACCTAACCCAAGAGCGAGATAGGAGGATATCATGCGAGTAAGATGGAAACACCAACCCATTAAAGCAATCGAATTTACAAACATCCAAAAAATTGAAGAGGAATTAAACCTTTTAGGTATTGAAATAATCGAAAAAGAATATTTTAACGACAAAATCATACTTCACTTGAAGCGAAAAAAAACAGTACACAAAATCTTGATCAACAAACCGGGCTATATCATTTTAGAAGGCGAAGACATATGGTTCTCGCCGGAGCGCATGTTCAACCGACAATTTGACATCATCACAGAGCCGGACGACAGAATAGACATAGCGGGCACCGAGTGCGAAGTAAGATACAACCTTACTGGCGCCACAATTAAACTGAATAATGAAATTGACATAGAAGCGGAAAATATCGATGATTTTGCGAATGAAATATCAAGCGTCATCGAAGAATGGAGCAGAATTGATGCATTATATTGAAGAGACGGTTGAAGAGTATTTCGACCGGGTAAACAAGTATGAAGCGGCGGTGGAATCGACCATGGAATTTAACAAAAGCCTTAATCTATTAAGTTCTAAAAGTCAAGGTTATAACATGCTGCAGACTAAAGCAAGAATAAGGAAGGCGTTAAAAGCTAAAACCAAAGAGGGAAAATTCAAGACCATGGATGTAGCCAAAAGATTTGACGTCAGCGAAGCGACAGTTAAACGCATCATTGATGACATGATCGATAAAGATGAAGTCATCAAAATATCTTATAAAAACGGAATAGAACTAAAGGAGGAAAAATGAAAAGATACGATCATGCAGCAATAGCAATTAACATAGCAAGACTTGTAGAATCAACCGGGAAAGAATATGTAACAAGAGAAGCCCTTATAAGTGCAATCGAATTACCAAAGAACATATCTGACACAGGATTGATATATCATACCTCAAAAATCCATAAAATACTTAAAGGGAGAGGTCTTATGCTCAAATATGACACTGAAAATAAGATGTATAGGGTAAAACCCGAAGAAAAGCCCCAAAAGACTGAAATGGACACCAATATAATTGAGCTAGAAAAACCCGAAGAGGCACCGACAGAAATTAAACAAGAAGCGGATCCGACAGAAGTGGAATTGATGCCGAAATGGGAAGAGGTTCTAAAGCTTGTAGAAAAAGAACCAATGAAGCTATACGAACTAAACAGTATCCTGCAGGAGTTCGGATTAAAGGCGGCACTACGAATCAAAATAGAACAGATATAACCTGGTCCCTAATCCAGTTATATAAATAGATCAAAAGTCAGCAACTAGCTAACAAAGGATATTGTCACAGCCGGGGGCTGCCAACAAACCGCATCGGGGGCAGCTGCTCGGCAATATCAAGAGGAGAATTAAATGAAATTTACATATGCAGAGTACTTTTTAGGAATAGGAGCGCCAGGCAAAGGAATACACCGAGTAACAGAAAGGCATGGTGACAAGTGCGAATTTGTTTATGGTTTTGAAATTGACAAACATGCAAGAAATGCATTTTGTGCAATACATGGAGTTGACGAAGATAAAATTTATCATGATATAACAAATCAACCGGAAGAACTTCCATATGTTGATATAGTCTTTTACAGCCCACCTTGTCAAACATTTAGCCTTGCGGGTAAGAGAGAGGGTACAACAGTAGACAAAGGTAATTTATTTTACAATGCATTAGAGGGCATTAAAAAATCAAAACCCAAATATGCGATTATGGAAAACGTCGCAAATCTAAAGAATCAGTTTAAAGATGACTTTAATGCAATGATAAAAACCCTGGATGATGCTGGATATGTCAATTATGCTCAAGTGCTTAATGCCAAAGATTACGGAATACCACAAAACAGGGAGCGTATCTTTATTGTTAGCATAAGAAAAGACATATACAAACAAGGTATACGCTTTGAGTTCCCGAAACCAATCAAACTTGAAAAGCGCTTGAAAGATGTGTTGGAAAGTGAAGTAAATGCAAAGTATTATTTGAGTGAAAAAATTATTAGTAGGTTTATTGAAAAGCCTATCGGTGAAGATGTTATAGGTACTACCGCACCTGAAAGTAGAAGTATAGGTCAAAGAGATTTAGTATATGGAATAGAAAATTGCGTGGGGACACTGACAGCAACGGATTATAAGCGGCCAAAGCAAATAATGGTAAACCAAATTGGAAATATATCAGAATCAAAGTCATTCAATGGCAATCCACAGACAGGAAGAATATATGGAACTGATGGACTATCACCAACATTAAGTACAATGCAAGGTGGCGGACAAGAGCCTAAAATAATGGTTAAATCAGCAACTAAAGACGGATGTGAAACAGCACAGCAAGGCGATTCAATTAACCCAGAACATCCTAATTCAGATACAAGGAGAGGACGCGTTGGGAAAGGAATAGCACAGACATTGACTACAAGTTGCAATCAAGGTGTATTTCTGCCATGTATTGCCGCTAGTCGTGGAAGAGATAGTAGCAGATACACAGGAAATAAAAACATAGAACAACAGTTAGAATTAAACAAAGAAGATATAAGCAATGCATTAACGACAGTACAGAAAGACAACTATGTAATTGAGCCTGATATAAGAATCAGAAAGCTTACCCCTTTAGAATGTTTTAGGCTTCAAGGGTTTGATGATGAAGATTACTACAAAGCAGTCAAAGCATACAACAAGAAATGGAAACCGGGAGCATCCGACAGCCAAATGTACAAGAGAGCAGGAAATTCGATACCGGTAAACATAGAAGAGGAAATACTTGAAAATTTAATATACCAACGTAAACAAAGCGGTAGCCAAATAGGACTATATTAATGAATAAATAGGAGAGTGAAGTCGAATGAAATATAAGGTGTTAAATGTTAGCGAACCATATGGAGAAAAAACAGAATCCTTTGACAATAGAATGTATTCACTTACGGTAGAAGACGAAAATGGCACACAATTAAACTTTAGCGCACCTGTATGTTTTACTAAAAAAAGTTTAAAGATAATGATTGAAAGTATACTCCATAGATATAACACACATAAAAAGCCGTGCGTTAAGGCAGGAGATATTCTGTAGTCTAGAAATAATTCGAAGAATAAGGAGAGTGAAGAAAGTGAAGAATGAAAGCGTATTAATTAATTCTGTGAAATACAAAGTGAGATTTTTAAAAAAACCTGATAAGTTTATGAAAAAACATAATTATTGCGGATATGTAAAATATGGCAAAAAGGAAATATATGTGTTAATGAAAAATAACAAAATTAAGGATACTTATTGCCATGAACTTGTCCATGCTTACTTGTACGAAATAGGAATGGAGAACTTAAATGCTGACGACCAAACAGTAGAAGTTATTGCTATGGCAGTAATGAAAATCGGAAAACTTTTACAAAAAAACTTAATAAAGGGAGAGTGAAGAAAGTGAATACAAAGGGATACTTTATATCTAAGGAAGAATATACAGAGCTTCGCAAGAAGTCTAAAACCCTGGACAAAGCAAGAGAACAAATAAAAGAGGAACTAGATCAACACGCAGGACCAATTAAGAGTGTAGAGCAATTTGGAAAAGGGATAGGGTTATCAATAGCCTTGTCGATTTTAGAAGAAGCGGAGGGGAAAAATGAAACAATTATATAACGATATAGTAGGGGGAATGATAGTAGAACAACAAGAAATACTTGAAAAATATATTGAAAATGCGCTAATTGAATCTACCAAACATGGCCTAAGGTATTTAGTAATCTACCAAAAAAGAATAATTGAGAGACGCGAGGAATTAATGAGCGCAAGGATGGAATGTGATTACATGCTAACAAATGCTGAATATATAGGAAATTCGAAAGACGTAATAGTTATAGACACATGGAGCAGTAATGCAAAATCCAGGATAGATCACATTTTAAAAGCAAGGAATATAGATAAAAGGGAGAGTGAAGCAAAATGCAATACATAATAGATGGCAAGAAATTTGACACATCAAAATCAGAATTAGTCATCAAATTTAAGCAAAGAGCAAAAGAATTGACCAGAAGTTTTCTTTTTGAAGATGGAAAGTATAATCCAATGTGCGAAGCATCAATGTACAGAACAACAAAAGGAGCTTTTGCAATCATCAGAAAGCGCGAGAATTACACAGAAAAGGAAATTATTAGCGAAGCAGAAGCTAAAGATATTTTAGAAACATTAAACGAAGTGGAAAAGATTGAAAAGCTATTCGGAAATTTAGAGGAAATATAAAAAGGAGAGTGAATCAGAATGAATGAAGGAAAATGGACAATAAGCCAAAGCGATGAATACTTTAATGAATGCGAGTTCTTTAATTCCAAAGAAGAGGCTATAAACTTTGGAAAAAGGTACGAAGAGTTTGAAGGAGAGGGGTTTTATGTAGGAAAAGTTAAGGAAGTTAAAATAATGGCCAGCGCACTTGGAGATTGGACAATTGAAAAAATACAGGACATTCACTGTGATAATCACGGAGAATTTGCAGCGGACTACCTCTTGGTGGTTAATCAAAACCATATTGACGAATTAGATAATGCTATTGAAAAAGTAATAACTAATTGGGCGGACAAGCACAAATATCAGCCGAATTACTTCCTGGTCAACGAAATTGAATGGATAGAAGGAGCGTGAAGAAAGTGAACACAAAGGGATATTTTATATCTAAGGAAGAATATACAGAGCTTCGTAAGAAGTCTAAAACTTTGGATAAAGCAAGAGAACAAATAAAAGAGGAACTAGAACAACACGCAGGACCAATTAAGAGCGTAGAGCAATTTGGGAAGGGACTAGGGTTGTCTATAGCCTTGGAGATTTTAGAAGAAGTGGAGGGAGAAGTGAAGCAGAATGAAAAAGAAGTTAATAAAAGAAGTCTCTATGCTAATAATTGAAAACTTAGCAATACTTTTCATTATATTAGTTAATACATCAAAAACAATAGATAAACAATTTTGGATAAGCTTAAGCCTATATTTAATATATGTATATATAAGAGCCAGACCTTATTATTTAAACATAAAAAGCAGAATGCAAAAAACATGCCGCAGAGATTGCGTCAATATTAAAGGGAGAGTGAAACAAATGGATAATAAAATAAAGGTGATAATCAAACTAGACAAGAAGGCAACTAAAAAAGAAGTGGAAAAAGCAAGAAAACTTGCGCTAAAAGGAGCCAAAGATGTAGAAGCAAGCATTATCTTTAGAATAGAGACCAGAGTACAAAAAACAAAACCAAGATGGCCATGGAAATTTAGAAGAGGAGATAAATAGATGTCTGAAAAAATATGCAAAGACAACATTCAAGACATGGGTATGTATGACCTAGCATTAAATCAATTTTTCATTAAAGACAACGAAGTTTGGCACAGAAATTACGATGGTGAAACAGAGTGCCGCGAACTAATAAAGCGAATAGCTAAAATGCTAGGGCTAGAATTACCAGAGTGTAAAGACAATTATGAATTTGATGAAATGATGATGGAACTAGGATGGTATGGAATCAATGACCCGGAAGGCGTGTTATCAATGATCTATTCTTCCATGTGGGGAATGGCCACAATAAGAGAGCACTTAAAACGATATGAAGAAAAAGAGCAGCAAGAAAAATTCATGGAAAGTCAATTAAACCAAATCATAGAAGCGGCAGAAACGCTAATAAAGAAATATGACACAAACCCATCGTTTTATATAAAAATCGGAAGGCAAAACGGAAGATCCTTATTGAGCGCGCAAAGAAAAGAATTAGTAAAATATGGGAAAATAGAAGGAATAAAAGAGATTCTAAGTATGATACGAGACATACAGAAAGCGGAGGTGAATAATGAATAAATTATTGACATGTTTAATCATGCGATGGTGCAAAAAAGAGCTAGAGAAATCAAGAAGGAATAACCCAAACAATACCATCTTTGAAATAAAAGGAACAGGAAAAGACTATCCTAGGTATTTAATATATACAGAAACTGAACGTGTCACCAGACGTCTAAAAGAAATATAAGAAGCGGAGGTAAATAGATGCCAAGAAAAGTAATAGGACTATACAACTCAAACGTTTGGAAAGAGGTCAAGAAGAAAAAGCAAATAAAAACAAGCAGAATCATAACAGACGGAATCATCTGCAAGAACCAAACAGAATTTGAAAGAGATAAATTGCTCATCCAAAGAGCAGTCGACAGCAGTGGAGATTCAGTCTTAATTACAATAGACAATGATGAGAATGAAAAGATTTCATATATGATACCGACAGCTGCAATGAAAATGTTGTTAAATAGTGAGCCAAGCTAAAATAAGAAAGAGAGGGAATCGGATGCCAGAACACGAACATAAATGGGTACACATGGAAACGGACAAGCAAGAAGAACACTTCACGCATGGATACAATAGAGGGCTAACACGTAAAGATCAATTCTTCTGCGAGAAATGCCTTAAAAGAAAAACAATAGTCAAAAAAGGAACAAAATACATAAATGAAGATTATCCAGATTGGTGGTGAGAAGATGGACCTAATAGAAATAACATTTGAAGAAGCGGCAATTCACATTGAAAACGATGAAGAGGTTTACTTTCAACGTTCAAAAGGCTGCACATTAGAAAGGATAAATGAACAGACAAAAATTAGCAAAATAAGCGGAGACTGTTATCTTAAGTACTTCCTTAAAGGGCAATTTTACTTAAAGCGAAAGGGAATGATTATCTAAGCATAGACACAGAACAGGGACAAGAACTACTAGAGAGGTTTGGAAAGGAGCAAAGCGATTGTCGAGTAAATACAACGGAAGCGGATGTAAAGACTTAACCGCACATGAAGCGGTAGAGCATGTATCCCAAGAAGAGGCAGTAACCGATGATAGAGTGAAGCTAACAATAGACATCATTAAGGCGATACTAAAACTAGCCGGACTAAAACAAGTTAATAGGCTAATATTAAAAGATAAAAAAACAGGGAGGACATACAATTGAGTGAAGTCGAAAAACAGTTAAAAGACTACAACTGGATCAAGCGCAACATTGAAGAGGCTAGACAACAGATAGAATTGATTAATGATACTATTGAATCATTAAGAGAATTAGGCGCTGTAGAATACAGTGATATGCCGAAGGCAAAAGTAATATCATCTATCGTCGAATCAAAAGCGGAACGTATAGAATTAGAACTTGTTAACCTGCAGTCATGGAATGATCGTTTGCAAAAGTATTATGAGCAGGAAAAAGAGATTAATGAATGGTTAGACATGCTTGAATCAAATGAAAGAGAAGTGGTTATATACAGAGCGCTGAAAAATATGCGTTGGCAGCTTGTCTGCATTACAACGAGATACTCTATGAGCAGAGCGCAAGAACTATATAGCAAAGCGATTAGAAAAATAAACAAAAAATACAAGAAAAAATAAAAGTCCGTATATTATCGGATGTTTTTGATGGTACAATAGTAGTGTGAAAGTATACGAGCTGGGGAAACCCGGCTCTTTTTATGCGCAAAATTAAGGTGGTTATACTTATGCTATATAAAGCGTGCCCCAAATGTGGTACTAGGATGCAATACACAGATAAAGATTGTTTGAACGAGTGCAAAGCGAACGCTAAGAAGAAAGATGATGTATATTACAACTCCAAACGTGACCCTAAAAAAAGAGCTTTCTATGATAGCAAGCAATGGAAAAAGAAGACCGCTGAATGTAAGAGTAAATTCAATGGCTTAGATATTTTTGAGTTGTACGAAAATAACAAATTAGTACCAGGAGATCTATCTCACCACATTGTAGAGTATGACGATGATCAATCCCTCGCATTAGAGCTAGACAACTTGATTTATGTATCCTATAAAACCCATAAGAAGATACATAGAGCGTATAACAAGAGTAAGCAGTCTAAACATGAGATGCAAGAGAGATTAAGGCGAATTATTGCTTTATGGGAGCAAACTCACGGTCACAGAGGGTAGGGGCCTTTTTAAAGTTTTTTTGGGTTTGCGTTTCAACGTGGAGGGGAGTGATTTCCCGCGAAAACTCGTTTTATTTTTTCCAGGAGGTGAGTGGATGGGAAGGAACAAAGAGCCAATCGATTTAATCATGGCAAAAGGAAATCGGGCACACAAAACCAAAGCCGAAATCGAACAAAGAAAAAAAGAAGAAGTTAAACCGATGACAGATAAGATTGAGCCACCGGTCCATTTATCTCGAAAGCAAAAAAATCGATTCAAGTACCTGGCATCTGAATTACTGAAAGCAAAAATCATGACGAACCTTGATGTGGAAAGCTTAGGACATTATGTCATGCTGGAAGATCAGTACAAACAAATATCTGTTGAAGCCACAGCAATGGATATAAAAAACCCGGGATATGCAGACATGATTGATAACCAAGGAAAAGTATTCAGAATGATGGAAAAGATGTCAGACAAACTTTGCTTAAATATCGTCTCGAGAACGAAAGTATCCGTACCGACCGAAAAAGAAAAAGAGCCGGAGAATAAGTTTAACCGTTTTAAAAATGGATAAAGTTACCCAATATGCACAAGACGTCTTAGATGGCAAACATATCGCAGGGCTTTCGGTCAAACTAGCGTGCAAGAGACATTTAGATGATTTAGAAAAAAGCAAATTAGCAGTATATCGATATTATTTTGATCCAGATGCAGCGCATGACATTATCGAATATTCGAATTCCTTAACATTAATTGAAGGAGAAGAAGAGCAGCCATTAACATTATTTCCTTTTCAGAATTTTATTCTAGGATCATTAATTGGATGGAAACTCAAAGAAGGTGACTACCGGAGATTTAGAAGTAGTTACGTCCAACTCGGAAGACAAAACGGAAAATCGCTTTTGAACGGTGACCTTGGAACCTATATCGGAGAATTTACGGATTATAAAAAAGGGAAAATATTCTGCGTGGCCACAAAACATGATCAAGCAAAAATTGTTTGGGAAGAAATGGCCAAGTTCATCGAAGGTGACAAAGAGTTAAGTGAGTACTTCGATGTTAAAGAATATAAATCTGAAATAGTCTGCAAATCCACTGGAACAATTATAAAGGCCCTCGGTAGAGATACAAAGTCTATCGATGGATTCAGGGCTTTATTAGGAATCGTTGATGAGTATCACGCCCACAAGGATAACCAAATGTACAAACTCCTTGAGGGTGGACAGAAAAAAATGAAACAAACATTAATTTCTGTCATCACAACGGCAGGATTCACCATCAACGGCCCTTGCCACAAGATGTATAAGTACAACAAGCAAGTCCTTGAAGGAAAAGAGGACAATGACACGCGCTTTATATACATTGCTGAAATGGACAAAGGTGATGACAAGGATAATCCAGAAAACTGGATAAAAGCAAATCCAATTTTAGAATATGATCGAGAAGCATTACAAAATCTAATACCGGTATATAAATCAGCTAAAGCCATGGGGGGAAAAGATTGGAATGACTTCTTAACCAAGCAATTGAATATGTGGGTTGAATTCACAGAGACAAAATATATGTCTATGAAAGCATTTGAGCTTTGCAAAAGCCAAAAAACGCTTGAATACTTTAGAGGTTGGAATTGTAACATCGGTATGGACTTATCTTCTGGTGGAGATTTAACAAGTATTGCATTTGAGTTTATTTGGTCAGAAGACAATGAGAGAAAATATTTCGTGCATCAACACTCCTTTATACCCGAACTTCGAATAGAAGAACATGAACAGACAGACAACGCGCCATATAATCTTTGGATTAGCAAAGGATTACTCACAAAAACAACCCGTGGTGGTGGAATTAAAACCGATTATCAAGCCGTATTGAAATATATAAAACATATAATTGCTGAATATGAACTTGAAGTGGATATGATTTACTATGATCCGGCAAATGCATCAGCATTCTTGGCTGATTTGGAAGAGATTGCCGATTGTATGGAGATTTGGCAAAACAGTAAATCCCTTAATGATTCGACTATGGATATCAAGTATGAAACAGAAGCGGGAAACATTGAATACAATGAAGAGGATGAGCTTTTAGTTTGGGCAATGAATAATGCTGAGACAACAAAGCCATTGCAAGGGAAAATCATGCTTGATAAAAATAGCCGTTTCAAACGCATTGACCCGATAGCAGCATGGGTAAATTGTCATAAATTTAGCATGAAAATTGAAACAAAAGAGCCGGAACTCACAGAAGAATACATAGATGAGTTTTACTCGTAGGAGGCAACATGAAAAAGAAAGTCAAAGAACTTGGAAAATTCATAAAAGATAATCTCGTAGAAATATTATTCTTATTCGGAATGTCGCTCATTAGTTTGGCGACTTTTTTAATACACATTATTGCCGGGATCTACATCGTTGGGATAGCGCTGATTATTGTCAGCTTTATCCTACTCAAACCCAAAGGGGGTGATTAACACATGGGATTCATGCAAAATAGATTTTTTCAACCGAAAAATCAAACCATATGGACTGCAAATGATGAAAGATTGTTAAACCTAATCGGAATCACAGGGGGGACCCTCGGTGATCCAGAATTTGGAGAGACAATCTATTTTATTGCACTAAATCACCTGGCACAAACGATGTCCAAGTTAAACAGATATCATTATCAAACGACGAAAGACAAAGGCAGGGAGCGCATCTTTGAGTCGGAATGGATGAATGTCCTCAACTTGGAACCCAATCCTTTATATACAGCCTCAACATTATGGGCTTCCGTCGAACTAAATCGCCTACATACGGGCAACAGCTTCGTATATAACGAGGAAACGGCAACAGGACAAAAAGCTTTGTGGATACTTCCAAGCCACGAAGTTCAAGTTTACATCGATGATGAAGGTGTTTTTGACAAGCTAGAAAACGGAAGAGCGAGAAGCAAAGGGCAAAACGTGATCTGGTATGTATGGAATGACGGAAGAAGCGGAAAACGCTTTGCCTTTGCCAGCTATGAAATACTCCATTACAAAACACATATTAGCCTGGATGGAATAACAGGTCTTGCAACTAAGGACATTTTAACATTGCAAATTGAAAGCCTTAAAAAGAGCGAAGAATATCAAAATAAGCTCTTTGCATCAAATATGTTCGGGGGAAAAGTTTTATTAAACTACACCGGAGACATGAACAATAAGGCAAAGGATGTTTTGATAAAAAACACAGAAAGATACGCCAATTCAATTGGAAGTGGGAAGTTTATTCCTTTGCCATCGGCCATCGATGCAAAACTCATGGACATGAAGCTGGCAGATGCAGAGTTTGTTGATCTAAACAAGTTAAACGGTCTTCAACTCGCCGCATGTTTTGGAATCAAACCCAATATCATCAATGATTATTCAAAATCAAGCCATTCAAATTCAGAAACACAGCAACTTGACTTCTACGTCAATAGCCTACAGCCAATCTTTAAGATGTACAACGACGAAACAACTCGAAAAGCTCTTACAAGAAAGCAAAAAGAAGGAAATGAGTGCCTCGAAATCGATAAAGAGGCACTTTTTGAGTTAGATAAAAAGACTCAAATGGAGATTATGGCGAAAGGAGTGAATAACTTTATTGTATCGCCAAATGAAGCGAGGGAAAAAGTCGGCTTGAGCCACTGGGCGGATCCAAGTGCAGACAAATTATATGGAAATGGAAACTTAATCAGCATTGATAATGCAGGCAAAGGACAAAATTACAAGGGGGTGAAATAGGTGAAATTAAATATTAAAGGTACGATTGTCCCAAATTCCCAAACATGGATTTATGAATATCTAGAAATCGAACATACATCACCAAAGATGGTGGAAAGATTTTTAGAAGAAGCGAACGGACAGGAAATAGAAGTGCATATTAATAGTCCGGGTGGAAGTGTATATGCTGGCTCGGAAATATACACAGCATTAAAAGAATATAAAGGCAAAACAACAGGAAAAATTGTTGGAATGGCAGCAAGTGCAGCAAGTTTAGTAGCCATGGCTTTAAACGTCGTTTTCATAAGTCCGACAGCGCAAATGATGGTTCATAACGCATGGAACGAAGCAAAGGGAGACAAAAATTATATGCGTTGGAATGCAAACATGCTTGACATAACAGATGAAGGGCTCATGAATGCCTATCTCATGAAAACAAAGATGAAAAAAGAGGATCTAATCAAATTGTTGGATGAAACAACGTTTATGAACGCTGAACAGGCGGTTGAGTTAGGGTTTGCAGATGAAATTATGTTTAAAGAGGAATTAGAAGCGGTTGCCTATAACGGCTATATGATTCCAGAAGAATTAATCAACAAAATCAAAAACAAAATTCTCGAACAAAAAGTAGATGAAAACCAAGAAGAAACCAAAAACCAAGAAGAACTTGCACAAGCAAAAGCAAGACTAAGGCTATTAAGTCTATAAGAGGAGGCAATACATGAAAACAGTAAAAGAAATCAAAGACGAAATCAAAAGACTCAAAGGTGAGGCACAAAATCTTAAGACCGCCGATGAAATCAATGCGGTTGCGGATCAGTTAGAAACATTGAACGCAGAATTAAGAATTGCAGAGATGGCAGAAGCGGAAGCGCGAGAAAATGCAGAGAAATCAGCGCCAGCAAAACCGGAAAAAGCTACAAAGCAAGAAATGTATAACAAAGCACTTGCGGAATTCGTTAGAAGCAAAGGTAAAGTCGGAATGGACGTACAAAATACATTGCAATCTGGCGCTGGAGCAGACGGTGGACATTTAGTAACAGTAGTTGATGATACATCTGTTATTAATTTACGCGAAGCAAATGATGCTCTCCAAAACATCGTTCGCGTTGTAAAGATTACGAAACCAGAAGGTAAAAAAACGGTACAAAAACGCCACGGTAACGGAACGAACTTTACACAAGTGGGTGAAGGGGACCCAATTACTACAGGAGGCACACCGAAATTCTATAAAATGGAATACAGCGCGAAGAAGTATGCCGCAATCTATGATATTACAGACGAAGAGTTCTCAGACTCGGATGAAAACGTCATTTCTATCATGAATGAATGGATTGGAAATGATTCAAGATGCAACCGAAATAACTTAATTCTAGGCGCTTTAGACCTATTGCCTAAAACTGCAATTACAGGCTTAGATGACATCAAAACAGTCTTAAACAAGACGCTACGCAAAGCATCATTACGATTTTCAACGGTTATCACCAATCAATCGGGATATAACTGGCTAGATCAATTAAAAGACGCTGATGGAAAACCTATTTTACAACCAGACCCAAAAGACGCAGACCGTTATTTGCTTAAAGGCAAAAAGGTTGACGTGTACGATGATGAAATCTTACCAAACCACAACGACGGAGTAAATGATTTTGCCCCAGTTATCATCGGAGATATGGACAATGTTGTATTATTTGACAGAGAAGAAGTACGCGTGAGGATTACTGATGTGGGTTCTGATGCATTTGACAAAGACAAAATCTTGATGCGAGCAATCGAGCGTGAAGATGTTCAATTACTATGTGATACAGTCGATGAATTAGCAAGAGACATTGTTTACGGAAGGATTAACTTAGGTGCATAATAACACGCCCCTCAGGGGGCGTAATCTTTTAGAAAGTGGTGATTAAATGAAAAAAGTACGAGCGAAATTTGATTGCACCGGAGATGGGTATAAGAATTTCAAAAAAGGCGAAGAGCGAAACTTAAGTCCAGCAGTCGCAAATAAGCTACTAAAAGTAGGGTTTGTCGAAGAAGTAACCGATGTTCAGGATCAAAAAGCCGAAATGGCAGACAAAAAAACAGCAAAAGAAAAGAAGTAGGTGAGGCATATGCTTCAAGTCGAAGAAACTAAAGCATTTCTAAGAGAAGACAGTAACGAGCCAGAAGTACTTCAATTTATAGAAGGATGCATAAAAAGTGCAGAAATATACATAAAAAAAGCCGTAGATGACTATGAAATCAAGAAACTAGACCCTGACTTTGTAGAGCAGGCGAAAATTCCAATGTTTCTTCTTGTGCAGCAAATGTATGACAAAAGAACATACACCATCAAAGAAGAAAAAGTGAATTTCATTATGCAAAGCTTCATGATGCAGCTGACATATAGTTATGAGGTGGAAGAATGACAGAGCAGTTAAACCAACGAATTGAAATTGGTGGGCCGGTTGAAGAAAAAAATGAGGTAAATGCCTGGACATATAAAGATGGAATCATTAAAAAAGTATGGGCGAGCATTAAGCCTCGAAGTGGAAACTTTAATGATGGAGCGGCGAATACAAAATATTCAGAGACGCAATTTAAAATTCGTATTCGAAAAAGCGCCTATCCGTCGCTAAACGATAAAAACTGGTTTAAAAAGGAAAATACTCGCTTTGAAATCAAGTATATCTTGCCAGACTACCAAAATAATGAATACATCGATGCTTTTTGCAACGTTATTGAGGAGTGATAAGCATGGACATTGAATCTCATGAGCTAGATGAACTGGCTAAAGATTTATTAGATCTTGCAATCAAAACAAAAAAAACAGAAACAGGCAAATTCATAAAAAATGAAGCTAAAAAACTCGCCAAAGAGAAAAAAACGGAGTTCACAAAGGCGAATGCCGTTGTTGAAGACCAATTACTCAACAGCGAAATCAAGAAGTCATTTAAACCGGGTAAACCCTTTAAAAAAGATGGAGATTTAAATTGTAGAGCCTACAGCTCCCATCCACTAGGTCACTTATTGGACCAAGGACATTTTCATAAAGGCGGAAAAAACAAAGATGGAGCAGTCACATTTGTACCAGGCTATCACTTCATGGATAAAGCGGCCAAAAACTTTGAAAGTGATTTTTATCAAGATACAGAAAAATTTGTTGATAAATTACTCGACAAACATAATTTATAGGAGGCGAAAATGAAGTACTCAGATATAATGCTAGAAATTAATAATAAACTAGGAACCGTTGATGATATTTCAATTTCGACAGACGTCATAGAAGGCATGAAAAGGCCTTCTTTTTTTGTACAATTCGATAACATCGGAACAAAACCGTTCATGCAAATTGGCAAAGACATAAGATTTAACTGTTATATCCACTATTTTCCCTCGAACAAAAGAGAGAATCAAATTGAACTATTAAATATGCGTAATACATTTGAAGACCTATTTTCAGAAGAACTAATAGTGAAAGGCTATAACATTATGATTGATGAGTTAGATATTGATGAAAACCAAAATGATGGTCAAGGAAAATTCCTAATCTGTCAATTTGAAATCAAAATCAATGAAATGAATCAAGAGACAATAACCACACCAATGGAAAATTTAGAAATGGAAGGATGATAAAATGCCTATTACATTACCGAAAATCAATATTATATTTAAAGGCTTAGGAGCGTCCGCAGTACAAAGGGGAAGCAAAGGCACAGCGTGCTTAATCCTAGCTGACGCAACAGATATCGAAGGATTTCATAAATATGAATCGATAGTAGACTTTGACACAGAAGAACAAGCAAAGTTTGATTCTGCAAATGTTCAATACATTAAAGATGTTCTAGAAGGTATTCCTAAAGAACTTCTAGTATTTACAATCACAGGCGTTCAGACGGTAACCGATATCTTACCAACGCTTGAAATAGAGGCGCCTCGCAATTGCTGGATTGCTATGGCAGATGCAAGCGAAGCAGAAACAACAGACCTAGCCACTTATGTTAAATCGGCAGTAAAAAATGAAAAGAAACGCTATAAACTCTTAGCATACAACAATCAAGCAGACAGTATGCACGTAGTCAATTATACAAATACAGAAGTGGAATTCACAGATTCAAGAGGGATTCAAACCGGAGACAAAGCTATTCCTTATTTACTAGGAATGCTTGCAGGTATGCCACTGACAATGAGTGCAATCGCTAAAAAACTGACTAAATTCAAAAAAGTTACAGAACCTGCAGACGTAGATGCAGCCATAGAAAATGGAGAACTTGTATTAATTAATGATGCCGGTGTAAAAGTCGGTCGTGGGGTTAATAGCCTAACCACAATATCAGAAGGAATCATTGAGTCGCAAAAGTTTATTCAAGTAGTTGAAATTCTTGACCTAATGTTTGTCGACATCTATGACACCTGGAACGAAAACTACAAAGGCAAATATCAAAATAGCGCAGATAATCAAGCGCTTTTTATTTCCGCATTAACATCTTATTTCAAAGTACTGGCTATTGAGAATCTGTTGGACAGAAACTTCGACAATAAAGCTTATGTAGACATCGAAAAACAACGCGAAGCAAATGTATCCAAATATGGTTCAGAGGTTGTAAACGCATGGTCGGAAGAAGAGGCTAAGGCGCATACTTACATGTCAGATGTCTTCTTAGCAGCGCAAGTAAAAGTTTTGCAAGCCATGGAAGATTTAATGCTTGAAATTACGATTTAAGGAGGGTGACCCATGGAACAATATGGAAATATTCAATTTCATGGTCGACGCGGAAAAGCGTGGATCAACGATGAAAGATATACCAATGTAACCAACATGACGGCAACAATCAATAATAACTTTGAAGAAATCCCGGACCCCGAGGGCTTTGGCGTGGTTCAAGTACCTAATGGATTCACAGGAGAAATATCGCTGACAATCAGAAGAGATGGAACAGAACAAGCGATCATTAGAGAAATTATCAGCGCTGCAAAGGAAAATCGTGTTCCTGATATCTCAGTAGTTGGGAAAATGGAGCGAAACGACGGGAAAGAAGCAAATCGTTACAGATATGATGGCGTTACATTCGATTCAGCAGAAATCCAAAAGTTTGAACAAGATAGCTCTACAACAGAGCTTGAACTCAGTGGTAAATTCAGAGATTTTGAAGAAATATAATTAAGAGCCCCGAAGAGGGGCTTTTTTAGGAGGCTTATATGAAAAAAGAAATGAAGAAAGCAACATTAGCAGATATTATCGCAAAAAAGAAGCAAGGCGATATGGATAAATTAAACGTAAAATACTTTGAAAGCGAAAAGCTTGGGATGAAAATTGAAGTTCGAAAAATTCCATTGCAAAGATTTCTAAAATTATCAGACATTGAAGATGATGAGAGCGTTGAAGGTATGAATACATTAATTTATGAAATGTGTCCTATGTTCAAAGAAAATGCCAAAGAAGCCATGGAACTGTATGGAGTTGGAGAAGCTTCTCAACTTCCAAGCGCAGTACTTGAAGATGATCTCAATGAAATGACAAAGATCATCGAAGTGGCCAACAGTCTGTATGGTCTTGATAAGATTGATGAAACGGTAAAAAACTCCTAAAGCAAGGTGATGGAGAGCTAGAACTTATTCGCTATTACTTTGCAAGAGGGCACACTTTTGAATATTTATGTAATTTGAATTATTTAGAAAAATCCGTCGCAATAGCTTTTATGAACCAAGATATGGAAGACAGAGTGGAATACGATGGCCAAAAAATAAAAGCGATGTTTAGGAAGTGATGATATGGCGAGAACGATAGGTACCGTCCTAAAAATGAAGGACCAATTCACAGGTCCGGCAAAGAAGGCGTCAAATAGTACTAAAAGCTTGCAAAGAACAATAAAAAAAGCAAGAAACGACATGAAAAAGATGGGGCAATCTGCAAAGGATAACTTCAAATTAGTAGTTAAAAGTGCCACGGATGTCAGCAAGAAGGTTGCAAAGCTAGGATTTGGAGCCGCAAAAATTGGAATAGGCGTGGGAATAGGAGCAGGAGCCTTGGCAGGAAAAGCTGGACTCGGAGAAGCTCTTGATATGGAAGGTTACAAAACGCAGCTTGAAACAGCAGTTAAGGACACCCAAAAAGCTGGAAAGCTTATGGCTAATGCCATTAAGTTCGCAAACAAGACGCCGTTTGAGACAGGACAAGTTGTTGAAGCGACATCTGTCATGGAAATGTATGGATTAAGTAGTGAGCGATGGCTTGCTGATATTGCGGATATGGCAGGAGCAACCAATAAAGACATATTACAAGCTACAGAAGCTATGGCCGATGCTACCATGGGGGAATGGGAACGGCTAAAAGAATTTGGCATACGCAAAGAGCAAATTGTAGCCAAAGCTGCAGAGAAGTACGGGAAAGATGTTGTATTTAATAAAAAAGGTCAGATGCTTGACGAAGTAAAAGCTATGGAAGTTGTTCAAGAGCTCATGCAAGAGAAGTATAAAGGCGGCGCGGAAAAATTAGCCAAAACAGGCAAAGGGCTTTGGTCAACAATCACAGGCGTCACAAAATCTTCTTTGGCTAAAATTGTTGGGATGCAGGAAGACGGAACAATTCGCCAGGGATCATTGTATGAAAAAGTAAAATCTAAAATCAGCGCAGTAGCTGAAACACTTCAAAAGTGGCAACAAGATGGGACTATAGATAAAATTCAAGTTAAAGTAGAATCGGCGATGGAAAAAGCTAGTAATGCAATTGCATTCGCTAGAAATCTAATTACCAATATGATTCAAACGACTAGAGCAAAATTCCAAGAATGGCAAGCAGACGGAACCATCGATAAGATTCGAGAAGGAATAAAAAAAGCAGTCGAAGTATCAAAAGCGGTGTTTGAAGAATTAAAGATTGTCGTTAAGGAAGTAAAAGACGGATTAAAAGCTACAATCGACTTTGTTTCAAACAATTGGGGAACAATAGCGCCATTAATAATGACTGCAGTTGGAGCTATGGTTGCGTATAAAGCAGCAATGGTTGGAGCTAAAGTTTATAAAGGGATTACTGTTGCAATGACAGCATACAAAGCGATAACCCAAACCCAAACAATCGCGCAATGGGCTTTAAATACAGCGATGAATGCCAATCCAATAGGTTTGGTCATAGCTGCAATTGCTGCAATAATTGCTATAGGCATATTGCTTGTAAAAAATTGGGACACGATTAAAGAAACTTTAGGAGGACTGTGGAATAAATTTACAGAGTTCTTCACCAACATAACAACCAAAGCGGATGAAGCCTATAATGCTCTATGGGAAAAGTTTGCAGGAAAGTTCCCGCTAATAGCCGAGTTTATAGGCAATCAAATAGAGGCGGTCAAGCTAGTGCTACAAGGAATACTTGATTTTGTAGTTGGGGTATTCACGGGAGATTGGGAAAAAGCTTGGGGAGGAATCAAAGACGTATTTGCAGGAATATTTAAAGGCCTAGCAAACTATGTGTTAACTCCGATTAAATTAATAAGAAAAGGTGTAAATTTTGTCATCGAAAAAGTAAATGGGATGTCATTTAAGGTGCCTGATTGGGTTCCAGAGATTGGCGGAGAAACATTAGGATTAAACATTCCATTACTGCCGGAACTCCCGGAATTTAAATACGGAGGGATTGCCAATAGTCCATCGATCTTTGGAGAAGCAGGAAGGGAAATGGCTATACCGCTAGATGGAAGTCAACGGTCCAAGTCTTTATTAGATATGGCTAATAAAATGATTGGTAAAGAATCAAAAACAGAAATTAACATATATGGAGACATATATGGATTTAATGATTTTAAAGAAAAAGTGGCACAAGCGTTCGTGGAAGCGCATAACGAAACGGTGCCGAACATGGGGTGATTAGATGCAGATTATATTTAGTGTAAATAATGGCCAAGATTCCATTAAAATACCAATACCACCCACGGAAATAGACATAAATAGTCCTCAAAACAACAGTACATTTAACGGAGTTAACGGTGATCTTAACCTTATTGGGAAAATGGGGTTAAGGTCATTTTCGTTAGATGGATTTTTCCCAAATCAAAAATATCCATGGTTATCGGAATCCGCAAGTTATAATGCGTGGGAATATGTAGAGTTCTTTGAACGTTACAGAAAGGCGCAAATACCTTTTAGGTGCTTCATAGTAGACGATGACAGACAAATTTTAAATATGCCATGCACTATTGATGATTTTAATTTCAAAGTAAAAAGGAACAGGGATATAGGATACACGATGATGATCCGAGAATATAGGTTTGGTGGTTAAATGGTCATTAAATTAAATGGAAAAGACATAACGAATTATACAGGAAACATATCTTGGCAAGATAGCGTGGACACTTTAGGCATTATGACAAGCGTAGACATAGCTAAGAACCCGAACGATAGATATATGCCAAAGCTTGGAGAAGTCGGTGATATCATATCGATTATTGACGGTCAAAATGTGATTACGGATTCAATCACAACAGAAGTGAGCCTAAATGAAAACTCGAGAGGAATTAAAGGTTATGATTTCGCATTTTATCTAAATCAATCAATGGTTATTAAACAGCTGTATAAAGCCAGAGCTGACGAAGCCATAAAAAGCCTTTGCAATGAATTTGGCGTCATGATTGGGTTTATACCGACAATCCGTGTATTTATTTCAAAAATCTATAAAGATAAAACGATTGCAGCCATTATCGCTGATATTATTAAAACAGCAAGAGAGCAAACAGGAATCGCATATCGTTTAGAAATGCGTCAAAACAAACTTTATATAGAACCCTATACAAATCTAATCGTTAAAGCGGTATATAAACCTGCAAGTAATTTGGCGCCGTTCGATGCGACAAAAGAACTTGAAGGTGTAACGAAAAAACAAACAATAGAAAACATGAAAAACGTTGTCACAGTTACAGACGAAAATGGAAAAATATTAGCCGAGACATCGGATCAAGCAAGTATATCAAAATATGGAAGGCTTCAAACTGTAATCAGCACCGATGGAGATGCAAAAACAGTCTTAAAAAACACATTAGCAGAACTTAATATAATTGAGGAGGATATTAGTATAACCATGCTTGGAGATTCTAGCATTAGATCAGGTAGAATACTAGAAATCTATAATCAGGATTATGAATTCAATGGATATTATTTTATAAAACAATGCACCCACACAGTTGAAAGTGGGACGCATAAGATGTCTTTAAATCTAGATAAGGTGGTGGTTTAATGTACACCGAAAAACTCGGAAAAATAATGAAGGACTATGAAAACCCTGAACCATTTATGCCAACAATCGGAAAAGTTATAAAAGAGTTACCACTCCAAATATCGATTTTTGAAGGCAAGGTCATCATATATCCAGACATGATGACTAAAACAAAAGGCTTATCACTTCAAGTCGGAGATAGCGTGTTAGTTATGCCGGACCAGCGTGGAAATAAGTGGTACATCATAAGTGAGGTGGAATAATGCTTTTTCCCAACATAGCACCAACAACAATTGAAACTGAAACATTGACAGAGCTTGGAGAGGTTCCAAAGCTTTTTTTTGATTCAAGAGGTCAAGCATCCGTCGTAACAGAAAATGGAAAAGTGGTCATGTGTGAAACAATAGAAGAAAAGGTAAAGATGTTCATTCAGTTACATTTAAGAACGCCTAAAGGCCTATATGAAGTCTATGGGGAATTTGGAAATACTTATCATAATTACCTTGGAAATAGCGCAATACCAATACAAGTCATTGCTGCGGAAATAGAAAGAGAATTGAGGGAGCAACTCAGTAATTTATCCGTATTTGAACGCTTATCGAGTTTTGAAACGGAACGGCTACACATGGGGTTAAAAGTTAGTTTCAGAGTAGTATTAAACGATGGAGAATTAAATATAAGTGAGGTGATTAAAACATGATTGAAATTAAAACCGCGGATCAGATAGAAGCGGATATGCTAAACGAAATGTCAAAGAAATATGAAAAATCCGATGGCTTTTTAACACGCAGCATCATTAAATCCGAATCGATAGAATTAAGTGAAATTCATCAACTAGCAAATAATATTGTCAAAATGTTTAACGTGGATAACCTGGAAGGGGAAGAACTCGAAGCGGTTGTTCGTGATAGAACGGGAATCACAAGGAAGACTGCAACAAAAGCAAAGGTAGAGTTAACCATTACAGGAAATGCCACAATAACAGTTGGAGACATGTTCTCAACATCAAATAACATTATTTTCACATCAACAGAAGCGAAAGTTATAATGGCGTCTGGAACAATCATAGCTGAATGTTCAGAATATGGCATATTAGGCATGGTTGGAGCGGAAAGCATCACACAAATGCCAGTAACCATTACAGGAGTTGAAACAATCACAAATTCAGAGCCTTCACATGATGGGTTTGAAGCGGAAAGCGACGAAGCACTAAGGGAAAGATATTACATATTCTTAAGAACACCTGCAACGAGTGGCAATATATATCATTATCAGTTGTGGGCGAGTCAAGTAACAGGCGTAGGCAGGTCAAGAGTTTTTCCTTTATGGAACGGTCCCAACACTGTTGAAGTTGTTGTGATTGATAGCAATATGCAACCAGCATCCAGTGATGTTGTAAACGCAGTACAAACATATATAGATCCATTAGAAAATCAAGGAGCAGGATATGGACAAGCGCCTATCGGCGCATATTGCACAGTGACCCCAGCGACAGCGGTAAACATAGACATTAATGTTGATGTTGACTTGATGGAAGGCATTGAGTTAATCGATGTACAACCTGAAATAGAAACGAAAATATCAGAGCATTTAAAAGAGATTGCATTTCAAAAAAATTATGTGTCCTATGCCATGATTGGAGCGAAAATATTAGAGGTTGAAGGCGTGTTAGATTATCAAAATTTAACCCTAAATAGCTTAGTAGCATCCAACATTCCAATCGGAAACCATGAAGTGGCTGTATTGAATAGCGTGGTGATAACATGAGCATGATTGAAAGGTTAAACATAATCTTTAAAAAAGATGAATTCATCAATGAAATATCAAGGGTGTCAGAATTAGAAAAAGAAGCGGTAAAAGCTCTTTTAGAAAGCATCCAAGAAAACTTATTCTTCGACACAATGACTTGGGGAATTGAGCTATGGCAAAAAGAATTACAACTTAATTTTACATCGACAATGACCGATGCAGAAAAAATATCATCTATAAAATCAAAAATGCGTTCTACAGGAAAAGCCAGTGAAGAATTAATCAAAAGGATTTGCGATTCGTGGAATAACGGTAGTGTAAATGTAGACTTTGTCGATGGGAAAATACAGTTAGAATTTATTGATATAGGGGGAATACCTTCGGATTTAAATAGCCTAGAAGAAAGAATTGAAGAAGTAAAGCCGGCTCACTTGGCCATAAACTACATATTCAAATGGTTGGCGTGGTCCATGTGGGATAGTTGGGATATAAACTGGGATGAATTTGACGGCCTTGATTTATCATGGGATGAATTAGAAATAACGGTCATTAAGCCAATATAGAAAGGGTGATATAATGCCAAGCACAAATAAAACACAACATTTGGAACTGAACGATTTTGTTGGTTCAGACATATTAAAAAGACAAGACTGGAATAATGATAATCAAAAAATAGACGCAGCATACCAAGATCACGAAGAACGATTGAAAGAAATAGAATCTCCAACCACTACTCCATTAACAACATCTGCATCAATATCGGCTATGCCTTTAGGCACAGTTAAAGGAAGCGTTAAGGACTTTAGCGCATATGGTTTGACGCTGGTTAATAGCGAAAAGAATGGTGATTTTAGTAATGGAGATATAGGATGGGTTAGTGCTGGCGATGTCACAAACATTACAGCTTCAAACAATGTATTAGAATACGACACTACAACAAGCAATTCTGTAATTCAAGGAGAAAAAACAATAAATTGCAACACTGGAGATAGAGTTTTCTTACGTTGCAAATTAAACTCATCTGCCAATGCTTCTTTCGATATTTATATCCGTGACGGAGTTACGACAGACATCAGTCCTGCTATAGAGATAAATGGTGATGGAGAATTGGCTTTTATTGCAACGGTGTCTTCTGGTGGTATAGGAAGAATTGCAATAAGGAAAAATAATTTTATTGCCAGTGCACCGCATGTATCTATAGATGGGAATGTAGGAGTTCATGCCATAAATATGAATTCGCTCGGGCTAGAATCTTTGACAAAAGCTCAAATGTTAGACTTAGTGCATAGTGGTCATATAGACGGTATTCAGTCTCTTATAAGACCTAAATTTGAAATCATCGGGAAGAACAAGTTTAATTTTTCGGCTGATTCTAATATAGATAAAAGTCAAGGGTCTGTAATATTAACAGATAAAATTATATGCGACAGTGACGAATTGTGGGATTCTTTTCAAGCTAAGGTTTCAGACTTGAAAATTACTCAAGGTAAACAGTATACGTTTAAAGCATTTCAGAAAGTTATAAGTGGAAACAATAGAAGAGTAGATTTAGTTTTTTTCGATTCAAATAGTGTGTTAGTTGGTAATACGAATGGTACGCTCCAACAAGATGGATATGGAACACTAACTTTTGCTTTGCCTGAGAATACCGACTACATTGATTTTCGTTTTGCAAGAAATGATGCGAGTGCACACGTTGTGGAATATACTGAAGTCCAATTAGAAGAAGGCACGTCTGCAACTGGCTATGAAGACTTTGATAACAACATCTTATCTGTCAACATTCCTTTTAGGGGATTTAACGGTGTCGCTGACAGAATTTATGAAAGAAATGGTCAGATATGGGAGAGCAAGAATATAGAGGAATATGTTTTACAGTCAACAGATGTTACATCTTTAATAACTTCTCTTGTAAATGTTGATTTAGTATCTTTTAATAATTTTTTGCCAAATATTGCTGGTTATGGAGAAAGTGATAATTTGGGAACAAAAATTATAACTGAGATAAGTATTCCTAGGAATAATTTAGATGCAGACCTAACAACATCTGTATGGAGACACTTTTTTTCATCTATAGGCAATTCATTTCGAATTATAGTGCCAAAGGGCAAGTACGCCTCAATAATCGAAGCACAAGCTGACCTTGCAGGAATAGTTATTCAGTACCACCGAGCAACCCCACAACCAATAAACCTTACCGAGCAAGGGTTAGTCAGTGGGGAATTAATCGCAAGATCTAAAGGAACTTTATACAACTACTCAGATACCTTCCACGCACAAAATGTAAGCATGCAAATTCCAACCAACCAAGGTGCGCAAATCGCAAGCTTGCTACAAAGTGCAGATTATCAGTCTAAGCAGATTGATGCTAAAGCTAATAAAGTGCAGGAGGATTGGATAGAGCCTACCTTGGTAAATGGATGGGTCGAGTTCTCAGCAACATCAAAAGCTAGGTATATATTAGATGATTTTAATTTTGTTCAAATGACTGGGTTAATAAAATCAGGCATTACAACTCCTGGTACTGTGATATTAATACTACCTGTTAGACCAAAAACTGATTTATATTTTGCTGTTGCAACAAATTCAACAGCTGGGGTGATTAACGTTAGCTCAAATGGAGCTGTTAAGATTGTATCTGGTTCAGATGTGTGGTTATCTTTAGAGGGAATCTCATTCAGAGTGGAGGCGTGATATGAAGCTACTAAAAATTGATACACAGGGTTATTTCATCGAGGACGTAATCGTAAAAGAAATACCAATGGTTGAGAAGATTGATGGTGAACTTGTGGAAGACCCTTTATATATCAAAGAAAACTGTCCAAATGGGTTTTATAGACCTAAGTGGGAATTCACAAATAATCAATGGGTTGAAGGTGCAAGTCAAGAAGAAATTGATGCAATAAAAAATAAACCGCAACCAAAAACTGAAATTGAACTATTAAAAGAAGAACTTGCAACGACACAAGAAGCTTTAAATTATCTACTAATGAACGGAGGTGCATAA